CTCGTATTGGTCCCCGGCCGCACGGGGCTGGCCTCTGGCGCGGCCCGCGTCAGCGGCACGCCACTCTCGGCCGGCCCGGCACTGGTTATCGCTACTTGCTTGTTACGGAGTGCCTCCTCCGCTCGTTGGGTGCGCCAGTCGAGGCCGGCTTCGCCAATGGCCTCGCCCAGGTACGTCAAGCCCTCGCCCAGTGTCTTTGGGAAGCCCTTCTTCTGCGCGGCGATCGCCGCGGCAATGGCGCGCCGACGCTTCAGCTCCTCGAGCGTTGGCGCGTCAGCCGTGCCGCCGAAAATAAACGGCAATGTCTCTGCCATGTCATGCCGCCTTCAGTATGCTGCCCATCACCATGCCGGTGTCGATATGGCGTATGCCGCGCTGATCTTTCCTGACGGCGCGCTTGTCGATCTTCTCCACGTCCTGCGCCATCGGTCCAACGTGGGTCTGCTTCTGCGGATCACCTTTGTACTGGTAGGCGTAGATCGGCAGCTCGTTACGCTCGCCGTCTTCACCGGCAGCAAACACCGTTGCGAGTTTTGGTCCGACATCCTTCACGCGCTCGTCGGACATTTTCATCATTCCACCCATCATCCCAAAAATTCCGCCCATCAGAGCATTCTGATTTGCGCTCTCTTGTTTGTAGATGTCCATGTCCTGCGAAAATCTAGTGTTTATTAATCCCGCAACGTCAGTAGTGGGGATTTGGTTATTAGGCGTATTAACAAAGTTAGGATTGTTTATTTGCGAGCCGCTGAGCAGCGAGCTGATCTCGTTAATCGGTTGGTTGCGCGCTGCATACTGCTCGTTCATCCACTGATTGCGCGCCATGTTCTGCGCGTTGAAACCAGCCTGACCTTGCGCCACTTGCTGCGCGAGGCCTGCGTTGGCGAACTCACCTCGAGCTGCCGCTTGCTGGAAGTCAGTGCTTTGCGCTTGGTTAGCAAACGCACCGCGGCCCTGCTGCTGCGTGTACTCTTGCTGCTGCGCGGCGTTCTCGAACCCAGCTCTCTGGGCCGCCATGTCCATCATGCGCTGCTGTTCTTGGCCGGCGGCGCCGATCGCGCCAAAGCGAGTGTCGGTGGCCTGCCGGTTGTAGTCGTCCATCGCGGAGGCATAAGCCTGCGAGCCGTAGCGGATGCCCTGGTCCGCCAATCGCGTCTCGATGTTGCTGCGCTCCTTGGCGAGCTGCGGGTTCATCCGCGCCATCAGGCTGTCTTCAACCCGCTGCCGATCGGCACTGAAGTTGTCTTGCGGGCCGTAACTGCGCGTGATGTCGCCAGCGTCACCAAACGTGCGCTGCTGCGAGCCAACATCGCCAAACGTGGTGGCGGCTTGGTCGATGCCGGTGATCATGTTCGGATCACCAGCAGCAGGCCCACCGCTCGGGTCGAAGTCTTCAGCGAGGTGTCCAGCCAGCCGCGACGACTGAACATTCGCCATGCCGGCGAGGTTCATCTTGGCAGCTTGGTTCTGATCCTCGATCGCCTGCGCTTGCGGGCTGCGGATCTGTGTCGCGGTAAACCGCGGGATGCTTACGTCGAGATTGGTATAGGGGTCGTGCCACTGGTAGGTGTCAGTCTGGTCGTAGCGTAGCTGTCCTTCCGGCGTGTTCTGATTTGTGTTGTTAAGCATCGCGTTAGCGATACTTGTTGCAACATTGGTTGAGGTCGATGCCCGTGCGGTATCGACCGGATTAGGTGCGGGAGGTGGAGAGCTTTTGCCGCCCATGTCAGTACCGCCCTAGCTGCCCCGGCCCGCCCGGCATCTGTGTCCCCATAGTCGGATCGACCGGCGGTGGCCCCATGTTCGGCACCCGCGGCGGCGGCCCGACAGGTGCGCCGCCCGGCATTGGCGGCGGCATCTGGCCGGCGCCCATTGGCGGCATGCCCGGCGCCATACCTCCAGGCGGCGGCATGCCCCCCGGCATGCCACCACCTGTTGGCATCGCCCCAGGCATGCTGGGAGGTGTTGTCACGCCCGGAGGAATACCCTGCGGCGCAGATGGCGCCCCAATCGCAGGAGGTGCGCCACCGCTACCCGGCACCTCGGTGCGCGGTTGCGGGTTCTGCACATTCATGAGTGCCTGGGTGATGGCATTGCGCATGCCACCGATATTGCCGCCGCCCATCGACGGGCCGCCAGCGCTGTACATCGGCATTAGGCAGCCTCCTGTTGCGGAGCATCGACGAGGTGATGCTTGAACCGCTTGTTGAACCTGTTGTCGCACCAGTCTTCATAGGTCAGTGTGCAGAGAACGCCGTCGCGCTCGCGACCAAACATGCGTGGGACTTTGATGAATGTGTAATCGTAGGCAGCTAGCTGTGACAGCAGCTTCACGCTGTCAGCCGGGGTGCGTTGAAAAAGCATCTGACAGCCGCAAGTATGAAACGGATATTGGTACATGCGCCGGATCGTCTCACGGCTTAGCCATCGAGAGCTGGTGGCGGCACCGCTTATTTCGATCACCCCGGCCTGCGGGTCGTAGTTGTGATAGACCAGACCGCCGATAAGCCGGCCGTCTTCATCAATCACGCCGATTGCTTTTGCAGCGTAACCAAACCCACGCGCACCGACATGCGGGATGAGCTGCGCTACAGCCTCCGCTACCAGTTCATCCTGCCCGTAAACGTAGCGCAGCATCAGCTCTGATCCCCCGCGTAGGGCCACTTGTACATCTCCATCGGATCACGCACCGGCAGCGACGAGCCGTCACCTATCGGCCCACTCAGCGCCTTGGGCGCCTGCAGGGCCGCGTTCTCAGCCAGCCGTGCAGCGATCGCGGAACGACGCGCATCGATGTCGTAATGACCTCCTTGCGAAGCTATGCGCAGCGCCTCGGGATCGATCTGGCCGCGGTTGTCGCCGTAGGTCTGCTTCAGCGGCATCGGGCCGCCGTAGACGCCGTCGCCGGCCGACATCTGAGTGGCAGCGGGGTCTTGCCACAGGTTCGGCATGCGTGAGGCGTCGATGATGCCGGCGCCCTGGCGGTTGTATGCCGTCCACGCCTTCAGCGCCTCTTCAGAGGGTGCAAAGCCCTTGATGTAGGCCGGCGCAAACATGTCGTTCACGGTGCCGACTTGGTAGCCCTCAAAGATGCTGCCCGGCGCGTTCTTGGCCGGTGCTGGTGCTGCTGGTTCAGGAGGTGCTGCCATGTTGCTCCCTATACGTCTGTGCCGAGCGCCCAGTAGAGGCCATCGATGGCGACCATCTCGACATTGGGCTTGCCGACTTGTCCGACTGTGACCTGAATGACTGGCGCGTGCGTGAAGCCGGTGGCGCCGATCGACACCCACCCGGTATTACGAACCGTTGGCGATGGTAGTGCCGGCGCGTCCCACTTCATGTGGTTCCACAGCCCCTGGTCCCACACGTCGAGCGGGCCAGGATCGGTGCCGGCATGCGGTGGTGTCGGCAGCTCAATGACGTAGTCGGTGCAGGCAGTGATCTGCGGCACGAACGGCTCGCCCTCGCGGGCCGTGAATGATACCCGCGCCTGCGACCACGTCTTGTTCTGCGCCTGCTGGCCGAATATGCCCCAGGCCCCTACCATTGTGCAGACGTAGGGCTTGCCGTCATCGTAGCCGGTGCGATCGGCCTGCATGATGAGGCCGTCTTGGGTGCCAAAGAACATGCTGTCCCGCAGCTTCATGAAGCACGTCGCGTCCCAGTCGAAACGGCACCACGCCAGGGTGGCGGTGTTAACGACACCACAGTGCCGGCGCCCGGCAATGCCTCCAGGCCACGCGCAGAACATGCCGCCGTACTCGTCCCACCGCATCATTGTCCACGGCATCACGTTCTTGATGATGGCCTCGTTGCGCCACATGGATCTGATGTTGGCTGTGATGGAGGCGAGGTTGAGCTGCTCGGCGTCCTTGGTGATGGCGCTGCTGAGCGGCACGATGCCGTCGACAGTGGCAATGAGTAGGTCACCGCCGAGCTGAATGTGCGCGTTCATCCCCATCGGCTTGGGGATCTGGTAGCGACCCTCCTGGCGCCAGTTGGAAGCGTTACTCGGGTCGCTGCCAGTGAATATGAGAACCTCTCCGAGATTTGTAACAAAGCAGATCTTGTCGTCGATGCCGTCGCCGGCGTCGATCGACCAGCTCGCGCAAAACAGCAGCTTGCCGCCCTTGCTGGTCGAGCCGGCCAGCGGAACCAGATTAAGTTGCCCCTGGTGTGCGTTGAGCGGCAGATACCAAATGTTCATCGTGCCGCCTTCAATGAAGAAGTAGCGGCCCCGATACTTGCAGACGTAGGTGAGGTTCAATCCGGTGGCGCAAGTTGGCGGCGGCGTGACAATTGGGTTGGTGGTGATCTGGCTGGCGTTAAATGTCGTCCACGCCGTGCCGCTGTAGTGCATCAAGTAGTCGCCGGCCTCGTTGGCAATCAGCATGTGGTTGCCGCTGGCATTGGCCATCTGCGAGGCAACGTAGTTGCCGCTCGAGTGGCCAGACCTAACCACCACCGGCACTGCCGCCGACACGTCAAACAGCTTGTTGGCATTGGCGGCGAATATGCGCGACACACTGTTGTCTACATAATCAAAAGCCGAAATCACCGGCAGCCGCAGCGTCGACGGCACCGGCGGCACTGTCGTGTCGAGCGCATGCAGATCGCAGTAGCGGATGTAGCCGCCGCGCAGCTTGATGCCGCGCAGCGTCGGCACCCAGTTGTCGAGAACCGCGGCGCTGCCGGGCTTCATGTAGGCGAGGTTGTCGCTGTCCATCATGCCAAGGCTTGGCGCCGGCAGAGTAATGGCCTGATGCTTCTGCGAGACTTGCGGCGGCACCGGCTGGCGTCGGAATGACTGGTGGATGCTCATGGGATCGACCACGGCAAGGCAGTGGTGATGTTACCCGTGAGCGGCAGATGGCCAACAATGATCGGCGCCGGCTTGTCGGCGCCTGACGTGGTCGCCAGTGCATCGCCGTAGTTGCCCATATCCTCGCCGTAGGGCGCACCCTTCGATGCCTTCCACTGCCAAATCATTCCTAATTTTAACAAGCGATCGTCGAGTGCGAAGTTGTCGGCATCACTGAGGAAGCGATCGCCGCGGCCGCCACTCGACAGCTCGATGCAATTCTTGTCGAGGTAGGTGAAGTAAGCCGT